TGTGCTGCTTGTGTTCCTATTTGTTGTCTGGCAACATCTCGTTCTCTTTGTAATGCAGCAAGAGAAGTATCAATGACTTCCTGCTGATAGGGAGACATAAATTCTTGATAAGCTTGTGGTCCTGTAAATTGTTGAGCTGCTGCGGCATCGGCACCGGCTTGAGCTAAGAAAGGCTGAAAAGAACCTAACCCACCTGCTAATCCTCTTGCTTGTTGTTGAAGAGCTGTTTCTGCTGCTACTTGAGGAGCAAATTTAGAAGTGTCAGTGGCTTGAGCGGGATCAAGTAAAGGCATCAACCTTGATGTTAAAGGTATCGCCGAGGCTTCTAAAAACTCAGGTATCTCCGTCCTTGTAATTGTTTCATCAGTTGGCATTAAACTCTAGCCTCCAAGTTATTCATTAAATCATACATTCTTTTTGCCCCTTTGTTAACACTTCCTCCACCGGCAGCTCTCACTGCATCAGCGGTCATTACAAATTCATTCTTAGATAATCTAGCTGGGACATCGTCGGCTTTTTCTTTTGCACCTAAAGGTACAAAACCACCGCCTCGTAAATCCATTTCAGCAGGCATACCACCCATATTTAAGTTCATGATACCACCGTCTTTCATAAAAAAAAGATCAGGTCTTTCAGGATCATAGTATCTACCTGTATTTTCTGGATCTCTTTCATCATCAAGTTCTGCTTCATCTAAAAGTTTATTTAATTCTTTCATTATCTCTTTTTTACCTTTAGGAAATTTATCAAAAGGAAAAAGAAATCTTAAAATACTATCAGGATCTATCATATCTCCTACTGTTTTAGAACGTTCTTTTTCACCATATCCTGGTCTAGCATCTTTTTCATTTTTTGCTTCTTTTATTGCGTTTAAAAAAAATTCACCAGTTCGTCCACCAAAAGGAATAGTATCAGTGCCACCTTCTGCGTATTCAATACGTCCACCTTTAGCCTCTTTAACACGGCCCTCTTCTCGAGGTTGCATAATCTGATCAATCATATCATCACTCACAGAACCTTCGGGTGGATTATCTAATTCCATACCAATACGCTCTTTAAACTCTTCTAATTCTTGCATGGCTTGTTTGGTAGCCATATCATTAGCCTCTTGCATTTGTTGCATTGAATAAGCACCAGTTCCCGCTTCGGCATCAAACATACCACTAAGTATTTCATTTTTACGTTCTTCAACCATTTTTTGCATAACTTCTTCAGTAGGCTCAGCATTTAATAACTTAGCAATAAAACTTTTTACAGGACCACCACCAATTCGATATCCAACACGGCCTCCGTTTTGATAACCTGCATTACTTAGTGCCTCATCTATTTCAGACTGACTAAATCCTGCTAGTCCCATGTATCTTGTAATGTAATCTATTCTTGATTGTCTGTTAGCTGCAGCGTCCGCTTCACGGCCCGCCATCTTCTCATCATATTCTCTTTGAGCTTTTTCTGCTGCGTCGTACGCGGCTATTGATCCACCTGTTGTAGTTGCAACACTAAGAGGTGTTGTTAAATCTGATAATTTAGACATATTAGTAACATCTGGAGCTAAAGCTTCTCCTATTTCACTTTTTATATTTTGAAAACCTGTTTTTGGTCCGTAGGTAGTAGGATTACCTTTTAAATATTGTCCACCACCACCCATTAAAGCAGCTATACCTACATTCCTAGCATCAATCTTACCACTTGTAAGTAAATCAGTTGCAGCGGAAGTAAGTCCAGAAGTAAGAGCTCTTCCACCAATAGGACCTAGCGCACTCATGATACCTGATCCAAGAGTAGATTTACCAATAAGAGAACCAACAAGAGGTCCACCAAACATAGAAGCTGCGATAGGTAAGATAGGTTGTATTTCTTTTGGTATGACTCTTTTGATAGCTTTACTTATTGATCCCATAGTGTTCCTTTGTATATCTTGTTACAACTCTTGTGATAACCTCATCATCAGTTATTCTCAACCATTTTACAGGTTTATTACATCCAAGTAAATTAGTAAAGTATTGTTTTGTCCATTTCATAACAGATTTCACATCATCAACGCAAATTGTATCAATGTGCCAGGGAATGTCTCCACTGTTGTAATCTTCAGGGTTTAATTCGGCGGTTGTCATAAATCGTTTTTCTGCATCCTCATTTAAAAATGCCCAGTTTGTAAAGGCATAAGGTAGCTCATTTCTATAGTGAATCTTATACTGATTCATACTAACAGATGGGGCTATATGTTGAAGCACGTCCTCGAACGTGTGATCTTTGTAGCGAGGAAACAACTTATAAAGTCCATAAGCTACGGTAATATCGTATAATTTACCGATATCTGACATAGTGTCAAGAGCTGGAGTCGCTTAAAATATCCGGCATTTTAGCTATTCTAATCTTGACAGTTCTACTTAAATCTTCTTGTTTTGTATCTGTCTTGACATCGTTTACATCATCTTCAGCTTCTTTATCTGAATTATACTCTTTACTAGTTTTAGTATTTATAAGAGTAACTTCTGTTTCGACATCAATCTCTTCAACGGTTTTACCATCTTTAACAACCGATACTTTTCCACCAGGTTCTAAAAAAGACATACTACCTCCTTAATCTCTATTTATTTCTAATATTGCACAAGTGCCTTCAATATCATTAGCACTAGCTGCCTGTACTCTTAATACATCATTTTCTTCTAAAACAATAGAACCATCTGATATACTTTGTGATTCATTTGCAGCGATAGTATGCTTTGCAAAAGTGAATTGTGTTGTTACAGAGCTGTCATATAGATGTGCATGAACTACAACGTTTCCTGATCCTATGTTTGCCATGTGTATATTTTGAATAATTGCTCTTGAGTTTGAGGGTACAGTATAAACATCAGTGACGTCAGTGCTTGTTAAATCAAACTGTGCATTTTTATAAATATTAGCCATTAACTTGTACTTCCTGAAGATTTAAACCATGTATAACGTTCTGCTTCTTGTTTTAGTTCGTCTAAATAAGTAGAGTTTAATTGTTCAATAATAATACCAATCGCTCTGTTTATTTGTTTTTGGTTTGATACATCGTAATCTTCTTTCGGTTCTGGTATTTTAACATTTATTTTTGCCATTATCTACCTCCGTCCGGTTGCACATCTAAACTAAATGTACCAAATCTCCAATTTTGATCAACGTCATCATTTTCTATTTTGATATTGACATATCGACCACGAGCTCGAGTATCTTTTTTAGTGGTTGATGATGTAATTGAAAATGGACTTAAACCTGTTGTTGACTCTTCTTGAGAAGGAAAACTTTTCACGGCCAACGTTACTTTGGCTGTTCCCTCTAAAACTTTAAAGTCAGGAATAAATCGTCGAACAGCTAAAAACTGTTCCCCTTCTGTGCCTTGTCCTTCTAAATCAAAATCATAAGACTGTACAAAAGCATTAATCGCGGTGCTCGATCCGTCAATATTGACTTGATTAACACCTGTTTCATGTTCGAAATACGTTGTTGCTCCTAGTCCTGTATTCCCTTGAATGACTGGAAACGTACCTGTTTCACTAGAAGCAAAAGAAGTTGCATAAGGTTTAGGATAAATAGAAGAGTCCATCCATGATGTACGGCCTTCGGTGCTTGTGTACCAAATACCGCCAGGAACTTGTGCTCCTAAAGATTCGAGATAATTGTATGCTACTAATCTATTATTAAAACTTTGACCAGATGCAGGGTACCACCAAACAATTTCTGTAAACAAATTGTTTACACCTGCAGTAATTTGTTGTCCTTTGGTTAAGTCAATATCATCATATACAAAGTCTTCAACAGAACAAGGCAGTGACTTAACGGTACCATCGAATAAGAAGAAACCATTGTTGCTCATCCAATACGCAACACCATCTATTTCAACAGCTGCGTTCTTACCAATCAAACCACAGTTGGTACCTACTTGTTCAAAACCAAATGTAAAAGGTGCACCAATAAACTTCATGGTATACAAAGCAGTGTCGGTCCATATCAAAATTGTTTCTTTGGCTTTCAAAGCACCAACGATTTTAGTTCCGTCTTGCAATCGTTGTGTACCTGCTGCATTGATAGCAGAAGGTATAAAAGTATTAATATCTTCTTGATCAGAAAAACGAATAAACATATCGTCTTGTGTTGTTGCTGTACCTATAGTTGTTTCTGTACCAAAGTGAATTAAATGTCTTGTGGTAGGTGATATCAAACTAACTCTTGTTGCGGTAGGATTATTAGAAGTAGAAAAACCAGATGTACTTGTTGAAGCTCTATTTGATGTTGCATCAGAAGCACCACCATTCCATGTAAAGGTTTTGCCATTTGCAATTGTAGCTACTAAAACTTCACCAAAGTTATCTATAGACCAGAGTCCTGGTTCCAAAGAAACAAAAGAAGCACCCACTGCAACACCCCAACCATTATAGTCAGAGGCATCAGTGGCAGTTGCTCCGTTATCATGAGTCGCTGCAGTCGTGCCTAGAGCTCCTCTCGTACAACCTGTTAAATCATTTGTTGATTTACCAGTATAAGTAATTAATTCTGAATCTACTAAGATAGTACCCGCAGTAGGAAAAGCTGTAGCACTCGTTAATGTAATTGTTGTTTCACTTGCATCCAATGCTTCATTTACTGTTGTGACTGTAGCAGAGTCAACCGTACCACCCCAATTACCAACACCCCAACCATAACCATATGTTTGTTCTTGAGGACCAACAACTTCATACATTTTACAAGTCATTGAACCACCTGTTGATACAGTAGCGGTTGCAGCTGCAGAAGAAGTAATGGTGAAAGTCGTCGTTGACGGTACAGATGTTATTTCAAATTTTTTATCTTCAAAGTTAGAAGCACTGAGTCCAGTGCCACCTGGTAGAGTCACTGCATCTAATTGTACAATATCCCCGGTCGACGCTCCGTGAGCAGATGTTGTTGTAATTGTTACCGTTGTAGAAGTATTAACGGTTGCCATTGTCGATGATGTCAAAGAACTTTTTATTGGTGTTATATCAAAAAGCTGACCTTCAAAGTACAATAAGAGAAACTTATCTGTACCGAGGGCCACGTATCGATTGCCATCTAAATCTGTGAAAGGATGTTGTGCTCGGACAACACCGACAATTTTGTCTGGTAAGAGAGAAGACCAACCTCCAACTTTTTCTGGTAGACCATAACGAAAGCGGACATTATTAGAATCCACAAATCGACGTTCGGCACCTTTCGTGGTGTCCTGTTTGTCTATCCCAGGTAAAAAGTCTAAGGTAATGAGAGCCATTTACCCTCCTTAAATTTTATCTTTGTATGCCCAACCGCGAGTCGCGTTTAAAAAAACTAATGTAAAAGCAGCTCCGTTTGTTGATACTGTTAAATCAGAAGCAGAGCCATTGATATTAGAACTGTTTCGACCGACGGTAAGATTGTTAGAGCCAAAGGTTCCTTTGGCATCAATAAAAGTAACTTCATCACCAACACCAGGAGATGCTGGAAGAGTCATAGTCAAAGCAGAAGAACTGGTATCAATAATTAATTGATCACCATCCACGGCTGTGTATGCACTAGAAAGAGAGTTATATCCCTTTTGTAAACTAACTAAATTAATATTGGTGCCATCTGAATAGACTACTATCTTAGAACCGACAGGCATTGTAATACCTGTGCCGGATGCTGTTTTAAAAGTTAATGTGTAATGACTAGAACTTCGAGTCGTTGCATCTTCAACGAGATACATCTTTTCAATGGAATCAGGAACAGTCACATTACGGTTCGCGGCTAGCGTTCCAGTAATCTTGATGATCATGTTTCGTCCGTCCGATGCAGCACCGTTACTGATTGTTAATGCTTGATCAGAAGAAGCCGCATTAATAGATACATAACCACCAACCGCTTGTTCGACTAGTTGTAAATTAGTATTAGTAACAGTTCCCCAAAGACCTGCTTTTTCACCTGTTGCGATGAGTTCAAATTTTTGTGATGTTGAATAACTTGATGCCATATTGCCTCCAAATTTATATTATGTTTCGACGTTTGTCCATGTTTGACTTGCTCCCAAATTGATTTCTGTCCAATTTTGTGCAGCTCCAGGGTCAATTGGATTCCAAGTAATGACACCAGCTGCAGTTGTAGCGCCTGTTACAAGGTTTGTTGTTGGTAGAACCACAGCCTTACCAATGATAGTAGCACCATTGAAAGACATAGCAGAAGTTCCAACACCTGCTGTGGATAGAACAACACGTGCTCCTGCTTTTGGTGTAGCGTCTCCAATCGCACCTGTAACAGCATTTCCGGTAACCGAGAAATTGGCTTTACCAATAATGGTAACCGTGCCAGTGGCTGTTGTGACGAGGTTCGTGGTGACGTCTACAAAAGCAAAATCTGTTGGAATGACTGTACCGACAGAAGCGGTAACAGCGTTACCTGTAAGGATAACCTTACCTTTACCGACGGGTGTAACATTACCAATCGCACCTGTAACGGCATTACCCGATACAAAAACTTTATTTAAATTTGTTTGTGCGGAAAACGGTGACGATGCAAAAGCGTCAAAACCAAATAACATGGTTACGCTCCTAGGTCGGTTATTGTACCACCATTTGCAACCCACTCAAGTATTCTAGTATTAAGTGCCATTATGCTAATATTTCTTGTAAAAATATATCACTTCTGTTACCTGATACTTGTGTTGAGAAATGTCCTGAAACACAAGCTATTTGCAATTTTATAGTGCATTGAGAGGTTGTATTTGGACTATCAATATAATCTATCGGTATTATATTAGTTAATGAGTCTTGATTATTATCAAAACTATCATATCTTGGTAGTTCAGTAGATGTGAATAAAGTATTATCTGAACTGTCAAAAGTATTTATAACCCTAAATTTTGCAGTTGCGTTTGTAGAAGTACCACCACCATATAACTGAAATGATGCTCTTATCATAATAAAAATTTTACTTGATGTTGCACTAGGTGTTATTTGTGCAGTTATGTTTGAATCTGCAAATGAACTAGATGTTGTATTAACAACAGATGATGTACTTGCATGAACTACTTGACCAATCTTAGCTGCACCAGTTACTGTACCAGTAAAAGCAAAGTTGTTCGCTAAATTAATTTTATCAGAACTGATTGCATCATCTGCAAAAGCTCCTGCGGGTAATGTATTCAGTGGCATTAGGGTAGGACCTCCATTAATATTATTTGACTTTCTTGACTATCTTGTTGCGCAGAAAATCTCGCTTGTTGAGAACAAATTTGAATTTTATAATCACATTGCGAAGTTGTTGATGGACTATCTCTATGCGTTCTGGCCCAAGTGTCCATTTGAAATCCTGTATTATCCCCCCAAATGTTGAATCTTGGATTATTGTCTGTTGTGTATAAATTTGTTGCAGAACCCCCTATTGTTCTTACCAATCTTACATTTCCCTCTGCACCTGTAGCTGAACTATTTCCATATAATTGAAAAAACATGGTAACAATAACAAGAACTTTTGAATTTGTTGATGAGGGTGTTATAGAAGCTGTTATGTTACTATCGCTAAAACTACTTGATGTTGTTTGAACTTGTGTTGATGTAGTTCCATAAATCACTTGACCAATCTTAAACTTCGAAGAAGTGATGACACCCGAACCATCAGACGTGATGATGTTATTATCACCGCTGTCATTGATTAAATTTACTTTAAGCTTACTGGTCATCTATGCTCCTATTAATTTAAAACCCCAAAAAAGTCCTGCATTGTCATAACCTATTGTATATGTTGCGTTTGAATCGGCATTAAGGGCATACATTTCAAGATAATCTGCAGCAGACAATTCTATTGTTCCTGACATTTGTATCGTGTTATTATTTCTTTGAACCATAGATGATCGTAATTGTCTGTTGCTATCAAGAGCTGATCCATTGACATAAGGTATAATAGTAAATGCCTCTACATCAGTTGATGAACCAATTCTATACCAAGAACCAATCATGTATGTTCCACCTAATCCGGTAGGTACTGTAAATCTTTTATTTGATGTATCATATGCAGTATTTGTATCTTGTAATTCTGATGTATAATCTATTTTTGTAGTTGTGTTAAATGACAAACTTTGTGAAGCTATTTGTGCTCTCCAAGAAGGAGTATTAGTATAAATACCTGAAGCAGTTCCCGTTGAAGGAAATGTAATACTATCTCCACTCTCACCAATCGTAATTGATGAGCCTGACTGCTTTATAATTTCATTTACCTTTAACTGCGATACCACTACTTACTCCTTATGATTTAGGATTTGCGTCTTTAATAGCTTTAATTCTAGTCTTCCACGCATCGATGTCTTTATAGATTTCATCGAGCTGTTCACCGATATCTCCGTACGCCGCTCTACGTGTCGCTCTGACTGTATTGTTTGTCTCTTCAGTATTACCTGCTGCTTCTTGTGCAGCGAGTTGATCTGCTGTTGGTTTGTCCAAACCAGAAATATTCCATT